ATCTGCTGTCTGAGGCTCTGGACGAGTGTAGGTACGACCCTCATCTTCATCAAGATTAGGTTCATCACGCAGAATTTCGTTGTTTACATCTTTCCAAGACTGAGCAAATGCAAGAGGTGTATTTTTTCCACGACGATAAACTGCAAGAACTGGCTCATCGGGATTCCAGAACTGCTTACCTGATTCTGAATCAACTTCACCCTTCTTAAGAAGCTTTGGTTCTGGCTTATCTAACTCTGCAGCTCTCTTTTGACCTTCACCGATTGCTGCTTGTGCTTCTTTAGGATTATTAAATTTAACTATGTCATATTTATCATCTGTATATCTAATAGCACCATTTTTTGTTTCTTCATCTTTACGATAAATACTTGGAGCATCTGAGATAACAACGCTTCTTTCTGGTAATGCCTGTGCTCCGTTAGGGAGTCTAGCTTCTACTGGAGAGTATCCATCTTCTGTGTCAGCACTCTTAATGAATGCTTCAAGACCTTCACCAAGCTTTGTAGGTACTGTTGCAACTTTTCCTTTACCTACTTCAATATCAACAAGGTTAGGGTCGAACATATTCTGGTTAAGTAGTTCTCCAGAAAGACTTTTTGTGGATCCATCGTTTCTCTTTACATATACACGGAAACCATCGGTAGCTCTTTTACCTAAAGATGCTCCCATATTAATCCAGCGCTCAAAGCGATCTGAAAGCTGCACAGCTTCACGAGCACGACGGGCTGCAGCAGAGTTTTTACCAGCAAAAGGATTTGCAGCGGCAAGTAAAACCTCAAGAGGAACTTGTCCCTGAGGCATATTTTCTAAACGAGCCATTGAGTACTTGTGCTCAGGTGAGTCAATATCAGAGAACATTGCAGAGGCAAGGAGACTCTTTACTGTCTCGTCTTTAATTCTTGGATCGTCAAGAATCCAACGCATCTGAGAGTTTGCAAGGGCAGAGGCAGTCATTGAATTCATACGAGTTGATCGTGGGTGAGAGGTTGGAAGTAGATCTGTGTTAAATGCTTCTAAGCCAACAATTTTGTTGTACTTAGCTAGAGAGATATAGTTAGAGAGTTCTGTAAGAGCTTGATGCTTACGAATTGAGAAAGGTAGCCCTCTAGTCTTCTCTAGAGAACGAGCAAGAACCTTATATGCAGACCTACGATTTACTCGACGACTTGTTGTAGAAAATTCATTTGCTTTTTCAAGTAAAACATTTGCTTCTTGACGAATGAAGCGTGCTTGTTCACGACTGCTATATGCTCTATAAGAGCTTACAATAATTTTATTCTGCATCTTCTTCTGCCTTTACTGGTAGAAGATCTGAATCTAAGCTGTCATAGCCTAGAGATGCGAGTAGCGATGCTCTCTTGAATGGATCCTCTCCATTACGCACTGCACGAAGCCAAGAAGCACGCACTGCATGCTCTGCTTCATAACCAAAGCCTGAATACTCTGCCATAGCAAGGATTGCTTCTTCTGGAGATGAGTAATCTTGCTCATCTAGAAGATCAACACCTAGCTCCTGCTCATAGCGCCATTCATTAGCAAGATTAATTAATTCTTCGGGGGATTGGATTTCGTTTCCGAGTTTTTCGCCTTCGAGAACTCCGACATCAACGACCCCATCTGGGATAACCGCGAAACGACACTTCCCCTCGTCTTCAACTTCGAGTTCGATGATCCTGCACGAGCCATTACCCATGTATAAAACACAGTTAGAACATTTGACTCCGATACCTCTGACTTCGTTTTCTGCGGGAGGTGTGTATCCTGCCCAGATTCCTGTGGCGTCTTCATTGAATTTTCCATATGTTTCTGCAATCTCGACTAGTGCTTCTGCCAAGTCGCTTTCTTCGGGGACCAAACCTGCTGAAGCTATGACAGAGTTGGATTTTTTAGTTGAACGTGGATGTCCAGCTGGAAGTAAATCGTTGTCTTGCTTGTATGCAGAGTTTGCTGGCTTACCAGACTTAAGTATCTTAAGAAATGCGTTAACACGACCCATAGCCCATTGGTTACGAGTCATTCCGGGACGGTGTGAGCCAGAGTATGCACCAGCACCACGGCGATAAACAGCCTTGAGCATTCCTAGAGATGCACGACGGCCTTTACCTGCTTTTTCATTGTGCTGAACAACTTTATTCTTTAAAGACTTTTCTACAGCTGGTGAGAAGGTAACTTTGCGTCCCCCTGCTGCTGAACCCTTTTTGTTTTTGCTAGAACCTTTAATGTTGTCTTTCTTTGGAGCTGGAGTCTGAGAAATTGTGCGCTTTTTCTTTGCTGCAAACTCTGAATCATCTGAATCATCTGCTGCATCAACAGGTACGCAGTTTGGAACCATCTTTCCGCCCTTGCCCTTTTTCATACCTATCTGCTTGTAACCATCCCAGCAAGGACCTTTACCAGCGGCAGTAAGATTAGAAGAACTTAAAATATCAAATGAATCTTCAGACATTACTGTTCTTGCCCCTCTGCGGGAGCTTCATCTGCAATACCTGCTGCTTCTGCACCTTGGCTTGCGGCATCAAGTGCTGCTTGTAGCTCAGGTGAGATAGGGGCAACTGATGATTGCTGCTGTTGTTCTCTAACTGTGTTAATAACTCCTGGGGCAACTGCTGCAAGCATTGCTTCTGTGAATTCTGGAGTAAAGACACCACGCTCTTGTAGAAGTCTGATTGAAAGTTCAGTTGGTGTAGGTGCATCTGCATCTGAGAAGCCGTGAGCACGACGCCATGAGTTTGCAGAGATAGCCATACGATCAAAACCTGCATCTGCATCTGTTGCACGGTCATTACGAGTTGCAATTGCTGACGGGTCATACCAAACAACAATCTTGTTAACCTGTGACTCTTCAAAACCATTCGCAATAAGGTATGGACGAAGGTAAACAACAGTAAGTGCATCTGCAATGAGAAGCATTAGCGGTTCAATGTGTGACTTGTAAAGTGATTCGTCAATCTGAACAGCGTTTGAGTACTTGACATTTGCAAGACCTGTAATAACATCCTTTGGAACGTCAAGTCCTTGCATAATGCGCTCTAGTACACGATCTGAACGCTCTGCAAGCATTGGATCAAATGAACGCTCGAACTTAAACTGCTTAATCTTGTCACCAAGTTCTGCAGGACCACGAATAATAAGAGGAACAACTGCTGATGCGGACTCTTCATCACGAATCGGAGTTGTCATCGCATCCATCAATTGCTCTTCAAATTCATCTTCTGCCTCTTCAGCAGTAAAGTTAGGACCTATACCGTCTTCGGAATCGTAAGGGAAATCACCATCTGCTTGTGCAGCAACAGAAAGTCCGTCTGGTAGATAAAGAGCACCAGCATTGAGACGAGAACGTGCAGTTGAACGGAACGTTCTGTTGAGGAGAAGAAGCTCTGCACAAAGATCAAGAAGTCCGCGTAGTGATGAATCTGCTTCATCTGAATAACGTGGGTGTGAACGCCAGATGCGTCCTACGAATGCATTGTTACCTAATTTTGAATTCTTATCTATTCCACCCTGTGTAGTAGCGGTTTGTTCACGACGACCAATAACATTAAATCCACCCTTTGGATCTGTTGTTACTTCATCTACAGAACGAATATCCCAAGACTCAGGGAGATTATATGCTGGGCGTGCTGGCATTTGAACTAGATAACATTCACCAGCAACTGAAAGGTTAAGTGCTGCATCTTTAAGAAGACCAGCTTGTCCACCGTATGCAGAGTTTAGTCGTGCAAGTGCACGCTCTGAGGCGGCTGCAAGACGATCATCGATTAGTTCTGACTGACGAACAGAGATTGGAGTCTCTGATGGGTCATCGACTACTGCGGCATAGATACGAATACGAGACACAACTGATGCAACTAAGTTAAATGCGTATTTAATTTCCCCGATAGCGTCATAGTATTCCCAAGCTTCTGCTTGCCATGCACTCGATCCTGCTGAGCGACGAATTCTAAATTGCTCAAATTCACCCTTGTCATTGATTTTAATTTGAGCTGCAGCTGCTGTAAGAGTTCTAGGAGTTGAATAACTAGATGACGGAACGCTGTTAGTAAACACAGATGAGATTGTTGATAAGGTTTTGTTGCTATTTGGTTGCTGAGGCCCTGAAGATGAAGGTGCTACTTCGTCATTGGTAAAGATACCCACGAAAACTCCTTGTCATCTCAGTTGCGGAATATGAAGTATTACTTGTCTTCATATGCAGTCAACAAACCAGCGATAGCAGATACAGCACATATTGTAGCGACTATGTAGGTTACTGTTGGAATAATGATAGCCGAGATTACCAACCCTGATCCTGTCCAAAAACTAAGACACCACTCGCAGGTGGATAGATAACCTAAACGTGAAGACTCTGGAGGGAACTTCTTCCAAAAGGCATTGCGTAAAGGGGCTGTAATCATGTCGCGGGTAACCAACCTAGTAATGCGGTAGGTGGCTAGTCCTAAAAGGATAAATTGCAAAATGCTCATATCACTCATTCTTGGGGATCCTCACTTGAGTACACGGAGCTATTCTGACCGTAAGGGTTCCAAGTCCTAAGACGCGACCCACAACCGCAGTTGGAATCTTTTGTAAAGGCTAGAACCTTTCCAGATTCGGTTAGAACTGTATGAAGCTTTCCTTCAACGTGTTTATGGACAAACTTTTCTTTAAAGACTAGCTTCGGTCCTTCTGGAGAGTCTTGTGCAACAAGAACTAAGTCCCCCATAAGAACAACTCGAACCCTATCTACCTTCCTAGTCCCTTCTGGAGAAGGTCCGGGAATTACAAGTTCATCTAAAGCAACCGAGTCAGGAGGAGCAATCCACAAAAGAGCTGGAAAGACATCTGCTATTGCTCTCAATGTTTATCCAAACTCTGTGTACTCATCTGGGACATAGAAATCATTCCACCCTAAAGCAGCAGTTGCTAGTTGTAGGTTCAAGATAAGAGGGAACTGTCTAGAACTGCTTTCAATATTGATATCAAAGTCATCTGAACTCTTTACATGCTTTGCTTCTTTCCACGCATAGTGATCTTTAAGTGCAAGGAGAGGGAAAGCCATTGGAAATCTTGAAGTAGGGGCAGACATAGTCTCTAAAGATCGTGACTGAGGCCGTTTGGACTTTTTAGGGTTCCTCCAGACCACAACAACAAGGTCGGTGTCTTTGTAGGTCCCTGTCTTTGTCTTGTAGAGGCGACTCACTTGCTCAACCGCCTTGCCATAGCCCTGTAGGTGACTCCAGCAGCTTCCGCAATGGTCGCTGTAGGCACTCCACGGTTTCTAAGCTGCCTTGCAATTTGAGTAAGCTCGTCGTTGGCTAAAGCGAGGGGGCTAGATGGGGCTGTTTTAGCCCTGTAGCGCTTTGATAGAGCCGAAAGCTCCCTAAGATGGATTCTTAGCTCGGGTGGGACGCCTGGAGAGACAGAGCGAAGGCGTGGGGCGTGTTTAGTGGGTACAGAGGTGGTAAGAGACTTTGGAGGGGGCAAAGGGACTGCTCGCAACTGCTTTACATCAGCAGATCTACGGACCCAGAAATGAATAGTGGTCTTAGGAACCGCTGGGCTTAGGGAATTTCCTATTACACCTAAAGACCAGCCTGACTTCCACAAAACACGAAGGCGGGACTCCATCTCTGAGCGTGTGAGCGTCGAGATATAGATAACTTCCTCGATAGGGAGTTTAGGTGGATTCAGCATGGTCCTATTGTACAGAATCTCTGGAGGGGTGTACGAGAAGAT